CGCCAACCGTTCATCGGACGATCCCCATACCGCAACGACGAATTGACAATCCGGGTGGCGTGCGCAATCAACGGGTCACCCGCTTTACGCAGGTTCCGTTGCGTCTCCTTCACCGTCTGCGGTTCAAACTTCTTCAGTTCACGGATGAATTCGCGTGTCCCGGTCACCGTGTACCGGGCGTTGATAAACGTTGCGTCCGACATCATGCACCCTTCTGACGTTCCTTCGCCTGCTGTTTTAGAACGTCAATCATCATGTCAATCATGCCATCTGGGGCATTGATCAACTCGTTTGGTGCAATCCCGGTCACCACCGCCAACTGGGCGATGGTGTACGTCAGGCTGTCTCGTCTAAAGGGATCTTCTCGGCCTCAATCTCAACCGTGACAATCGAATCCAACCACGAATCAAACGGCTTGACGGTGCGACCGGATGACTTCTCAGCGTCCCAACCCAACCAGTAGACGTGTTCCTGTTTCTGTTCCTTCGTGAACGCGTTTGACAAACCGATCTTGAAGTTGCGTTCAAACGCAACAATGGTTTTCGGGCGAACCGGGAACACGTCCTGTGTGCCGTCCTCACGGATGACACGAACCTTCCAAGAGATCATGGGCAGTTACCTTCCGAGGTTAGGTGGGATCAACTGGTGGAGGTGGTGATGGAACCCGACACGGGCCACGTCACCGAGGCTGACGCAAGGTCACCAACAGCACCGTTCAACAGCGGCCATTCGGTGACGAGCATCGTGCCGGAGAACACCGGGTTCGTCGCGGTCGTCGTGCCGCTGACCGGCTTGACCGAGAACGTGGAGGTGGCACCGATCAGCGGGGCAATCGTGGCGTGAACCTCGGTCGCACCGAAATCCTCATGGAAGTCAAGCGAAATGGAATGGTCACCGAGTCCGGCGATACGAGTGACAGCCGAATCACCGAACGCGGTGGTGGCAACCTCAGCGTACGACTCGGTGAGGGTCACCGACGCAATGTGATCCGACAGGTCGACACCGCCCACGGTGATCACAGGGTTGGTCAGAACAAACTTTGCCATCGCTCAGTCCTCTTCATTCTCGGGTTCGACCTCGGCTACCGCCTCGGCCATCTTCGACTGCTTCACCGGGACGATGTGCCCGGATGACAACAAGTGTGCCACATCGCCACCGACCAAATCGTCACCATCAACGACCGTTCCGGGCGCGTAACCACACACCGTGTGGGTGCTCACAATCCGATACTTCATGCGTGAATCCTACACCGAAAGTCGCACGCCAAATAGGATGCGTCACCCTGCTGAATGATCTGGATGTTGTCGGCCCGTTCCACCAACAACGTCTGCACCCGACCACCCAACGTGCGGTCACCCTCAATAGCGGCACGCACCGACCTCGTCCCCGAATACGACATGAATTCGTACAACGACTTTTGGGCTTGACGGTCAGCGGTACGACCCACCACCAACGTCACCGTGTACACGTGCTGGACATCGCCACCACCGAACGAATTCCAATACTCGACGGTTTCCGGCATCGTCCACGCACACGGCACAGCCCACACGTCAGGCACATGATCGTAGGCACGCAACCCTTTGATCGTCGCCAACCTCTCAACCAGTCCGTCACCGATCTCAATGAGATTCGCAGCCATCACGCCACCAACACAGGATCACGACGGTACGGTGCGAGAAGGGCGGTCGCCACCGGATGCAACGCCTGACGCAACCGCATAATGCCGATGTCACCGAACCCGGCAATACCCAACGGGGCCTCCGCCGACTTGTACAACGACGTTGCCTGAATCTGTGCCGCCTGCACCACAGCCGACGGCAGGTACGCAGTCGTCGTCGCATCCGTCGCAGACCAACCCCAACGTGCCGTCACCTGCACCAACGCCCGCCCATAATCAAACGGCCACTCACGAGACTCGATAGCACGGATCGTCGTGTACGGCCACGCCTGCCCGGACAGCCTGCCGTTCAACGGCTCCAACTGGTAATCCGACGCAGCCCACGTGGTTTCAAACACCCCGTCGTCATCCTCATCAGTGCGCACAACCAGATCCGTGACGGTCGAAATGTCATCCACCTGACACACCCACGGTGTCGACGCAACAAACACCCGTGCCGTCGCAGTCGTCTCAGCGATGAACTGCCGGTCACACGCCGCCTGAATCATCGACGTGGCAGCATCACACGCCATGATCAACCGGGCATCATCCTCACTGTCCGTGTACGTGATACCCAACAACACCTTCAACGATTCGGGTTCAATCAACCGGGTCACAGCCATCATCACACCTCAAGCCGCAATCATACGCCACGCGATGCCAACAGGACTTGATACGGGCCAACACCCTGATGATCAACAACCGTCCACCCGGCATCCGTGAACAACGCCTCATACCCGGCAGCATCCCACGCCCACAAATGGAACTCGTAATGGTTCCGATCCGACTCGTTCACCGGGGACGACGCCACCACAAACCGAACCGAATCGGGGATGTTTCGCACGAACCCGTGCGGGTCCACCAAATGTTCCAACATTTCGGTGACCACCACCACATCACCCCAACGGACCTCGCCCGACAACACGTCACCCAACTCGACATTCACGCCACGTTCAGTGGCACCCTGAATGTTTGACGGCTGCAAATCGTAACCCCACTTCCGGTCGGCAGGTATCCCGTCCATCAACTGCAACAGTCCGCCATCGCCGGCACCCATATCGGACACCGTGAACCCGTCCTCCCACACCGAACCGACCATCGCCGCAGCCATCACCAGACGTGGCCTGTGCGCCCTCTGATCCACGTGCGGTGCCCGATCACGCTGCGCATACCACTCCGGCGTAGCACACTCCGGGACCGTGCCCTCAGGGAACAGTCGCCACTCCATCACGTGATCCCACGCAACGCCATCTGGACACCCTCACGCAGGTCGATCTCCGGTTCATAAATGGTGCGCATGTTCGACACGTCACCGACACGGAAATGGCATCCCACCGGACGATCCGTGTGATGCCGGATCGCACCCCGATACCCGGCCTCGGTCATCACCAGTTCAGCCAATTCGTTGAACGATGTTGCGAACCCGGTGCCCAAATTCAACGGGCCGTCATAGTTGTGGTCAATCGCAGCGAACACAGCGCGCACCACGTCACGGATGTGGATGAAATCTCGACAGGCTGTGCCGTCACCCCACACGTCGAACGGGTCAGCCTTGCGTAGACCTCTGGCGATGAACGATGGGAACGGGTAGTCCAAATCCTGATCGGTGCCATACCCGGAGAACGGACGGAACACGTGAACCGTCAAACCCGCCTCACGCGCATACTTGGCGAGGATCTCACCCGTCAACTTCGACCACCCGTACGTCTGGTCAGGTGTCGCCACATTCGACAGGTCAATGTCGGACTCACGCAGACACCACGTGGACCCCGGTGTCTGTAGAAACGCCGGGTAGGCGGCAGACGACGAGAAGTACACGATGCGTTCTGGACGGGTCCGCAACGCCCACTGGAAGAAATCCGAATCGATAGCAAGATCCGTGGCGACCTCCAACGGGGCACCATCAATCTTCATGCGTCCACCGACAATCGCAGCAAGATGGATGACAAGGTCATACCGGTCGTTGTGCCATTTGAACCAGTCACGACAATCCATGCCCGACTTCAAATCGACGACCGTCACATCGTGACCGGTGAGTTGCCGTCGAAACTCCCGACCCACAAACCCCTCACCGCCCGTGATCAACACCTTCACGACAACACCTCCCGAACCTTCGCCACATCGGCATCCAATCGGTGAAACACATATTCCTGAAACGCTTTGTGATCCTGCTGGTACACGTCAGACGTGTTCGTCTGCTTGTACGTCTCATCCCACTCACCCTTGTGGGCCACCGGATGCATGTGTTCAATCACGACATCCGGCAGATAGGTGAGGGTTCCCAACCGGCGACCCAACTCCAACCAGAAATTGTCAAGATACATATGTGACATTTCCGGTGGCGCGAACCATCCCAGAGTGCGCACGATCCGTGAATCCATAAACACCTGTGTCGGAAGTTTGTGGGCCTGAAACAGGTCGTTGCCGTACACCACAGCACCCGGATTTGATGTCAACGACTCCAACAACCATTGATCCCACCTGTCGGTACGTGGACGATGATCGTCACCCATGAACCCGACAAACGGAAACTCTTTCATAAACCTGCGGCACACAGCGTTCAACGCCCGATTCATCGAACCGAGATTGTCATTGATGAACACCGTCACCCCATCCAACTCGCCCAAGCCCACATAGCCGGACAACTCGGGGTCGTCACGATCCACCGCAAACACCAACCGGGTGTCCTCACCACACGTGTCATCGAACGTCGCAACCAGATCACGGCACGCATCAGGTCGGCCACGGGACGGAACGAACACCACCAGATCAGTCACGATCCAACCTCGCCAACCGGTCATACACCCGTTCATCCAACCACAGATGCTTGTAATGCGACGTTTTCACACCCGTATGCACATGGATCGGGATTTCCAACGCGTTCGCCCGGATACACAACGACAAATCCTCCGAGATCCACTGGCCCGCTGTCTGGTTGAACACCGGCGAATACCACACCGCACCATACTTGTCGTGAATCTTTTGAAACACAGACTTGTGAATCAGGACGAACGCCGAACCGGTCGCAGCCACCTGCACCACCTGATCACGCGGATAGTCCAAATCCACTTTGAACCCGGACACACCATCCTGCTGCTGCCATTGGAACACCGTCGGTGCCGGTTGCACCAGATAGCCGCCGACACCATCCACACCAATCTCACGCATCATGAAACACAGCCCGCCGACAACAGGTGCCGACTCGGGGTCCGCAACATCCATCAACCGGTCAAGCGAATTCGCTTCAAACCCCATGTCCGTGTCAATCCACAACAACCAGTCGACGTGCGGCATCTGCAGGAACTGGCGGACCGTGTCGTTACGGGCAGCAACAATGCCACCCGTCCCATATCGGGTCGCCATCCACCCGCCACCAATCACACGCTGATTGTTCGCCACATCGTGCGCGACCATCGCCATCATTGACTGATGCCAACTGTGCGTCACCTCGGCACCATGCACATAGGCGATAGCGACCTTGTCCGGATACGACGGACGTGACGGCAAAGGTTGACCCTTCGCCTTCCCTCGGGCCATCAGTCCACAACCTTCCGGGGACGACCACGACGCACCTCACCCGGTGCCCGAGTCGCAGTCTCCACCACCGTGGACGACCGATGATCCGAGTCGTCCAACGGACGGAACAGGTCAGGACGGAACAACACGAACGGGTCGTCGGCTGACCACACGACACCTTCAGTGATACGCACACGCACACCACGCTCATTAGCGGTGACACATGTGCCGATAGCGACAACATGTCGAGACATGGGCAGTACTCCTATTCGGGCAGCAGGTTGGGCAGATGCCCGACCCGCCGTGACTGCCCACACGGCGAGTCGGGCGACTCCATGACGAACATGATGTTACGGCAGAAATGACGATGCCCGGTGGATCGCTCCACCGGGCACCATCATGTTGGGGGAATTTGTGGTCAGGTATTCTGGAGAATTCTGAAGGCCAAATCGTTGACCGAGTCGAAACCGTGACGGGCACTGGCGAACCATCCGCGCTGACCGGTCGGCCTCTGGTTGGCACCGAACAGGTGCGGCACCAACTCAAGCGACATGCCCGCACGCTGCGCCACCAAGAAGTTGGAGAAGTCACCAACAACCAGAATGTTCGCAGCACCCGTGGTTCCCGAAAATTCGGGCGCGTAATCGGTGGTGCGGATCGGGCGACCGAACAGTGTACCGATACCACCGGCCGACAGGTCGACCGTGTAGTAGGCGGAGTCCGCACCGGCAGCGAGTTGACGGATCTCGTTCTCCACGTCCACGTTCATGATCCACGTGGCGTTCGCACGGTAACGCTCCGGCAGAGCCTTCCACACGTTCAGCAGGTCGACACCGAACAGGGCACCGTCGGTCGACACCGACACCTCAACGTTCGTGTTGGCGTCGAGAGCGGTGAAAATACCCTGCGGGGCCGAACCGGAACCGGTCACGGTCTGCTTGGCGACAAGGTCGATGTAGCCGGCGTCAAGCAGACGACGCATCTCGGCGGCAAACGCTGGGTAGTCGTCGCCAACCTCAACCGAGTACGGGATGAACCCGCGAGCCGAGTAGACCTTGACGGTCGGCTGGGCGAGGGTCGGGGCGTCGTCAGACACCTGATCACCCTCACCGTCATACGACCACGTCACACCGGCCGAACTGACACCCTTCCACTCGTCGGTGGTGATCGTGACGACTCGTGCCAGTTCCAGCACCGGGGCCGCAGCGGCACCCGACGTGAGGATGATGCTCGGGTCGATCAGGACCGGGATGCCGAATCCACCTGCGGTGTCGACACCTTCCGACATGGCACGGAACTCGGTGAGGGCACGGGCCTCCTCAGACGTGAATGCCGGGGACACCTGAGTGACACCCTTCATGAACGCGCTGCGGTAGGCGTCGGACTCGGTGAGCACCATACGCTTGGCGATCTGACCACCGTCGGTGATCTGCGACCGGGTGCGCAGCAGGGCCTCCACGTGGTCACCGTTGCGGGCGGCGAGGTGCTTGCCGTCACGGTCAAGGATGGCGAGGGCGGCGTCACGAATCTCGGACCGGCTGGCCCGCGACACGTCCACGTCGGTGGCGGTCCGCTTCATGACCTGCGGGGCGTCAACCCCGGCGGCACGCTCAACGACCCGCTCACGGGCGGCGTTGATGCGGGCCTCACGGGCCTCAAGCGCGTCGAACTCGGCGGTGCGGGCCTCATGGGCCTCAAGGCACGCGTCAAGTTCGCTGTTCTCGTCGGCGGTGATGTTGTCCTTCTCGGACAGTTCAACAATGCGGGCGCGCAGTTCCGCGATCTGGTTGCGCAGTTCTTCCATCTTCATGGCTACTCCTATCGGATGTTGGCGAGTCGCATTCGGGCGATCCGCTGCGTTCTGGTGGGGATTGAACCGTGACCGCCGGCCGAGGGTTCGTCAGACGAGTGGAACGGATCCGGGTCGTCTGCTATGTCTGTGGCGAGCGACGTGATGTCGGTGCCTGACGCCATAATACGCGCGATCTCGTTACGGATTTCTGCATCCTCCAACGCACGCAGAACGTGACGTGAACGCACACCGACACTGGTTTGTTCGTAGGCGGGGAACACGACCGGACCGACCTCGTACAGGGCGACCTCGGAAATGGATCGTTCTTCCATGCCGTCGGATCCGCGACCCCACTTCTCGTTGACGATTCGGAACCGGAACGACATGCCGGTGATGCCACCGTCACGGATCGCGTCACGCACCGGCTG